CAACTTGGCCTTGAGTTCCTCTTTCGCCTGGGTGCTCTGGATGCCTTTGAGCTGCTGGTAGTGCTGGTGCAGTTGGGCCATTTGCAGTTCGTAGGCGCTGGATTCGGCCATGGGTTGGCCAGGCGCAACCACTGCCGCCTGTTGGGCGGCGGTGACACGCTGGAAGTGCTGGCGGCAGGGGTTGGTCATGGCGGAAGGCCTCAGCTCAGCTCGATGTTTTCGGCCATCGCCGCGCAGCCCAGGTCTTCAACGACGTAGGCTTCGTTGACGGACTCGTAGTTCTCTATGCGGTCGCGCTTGGCGTTGTCGACAACGGTGCGGCGGCGAGTGCCTTCCTGCGGGTAGATGGACAGGTTGTCCAGTCGGGTGATCATCAGGGCGTTCGGCGGGAAGTACGGCACGCGAACGGCCGGCAGGTTGCCGATGCGCTTCTGACTGATGACGAGGTCGGCCGCCAGGGTTTCGGTCGGGGCGTGGTTCTGGTTGACGATGGGGAAGTACTTGTCGGCCAGCAGCTTGCGGCCGCAGATGACCACCAACTCGGAATCTTCCTGATACCAGGGTTCGAGGAACTCGTTGACCATGGCGTAGACCAGGGCGTCGATGTTCTCGAAGTCTTTGCCTGCGCCGATTGCGATCTTGCCGCTTGCGTCTTGCACCTCAGCCATTACGCGGGCGGCGTTCTCGGCGCGCATTTTCTGCAGCCAGCCGATGTTGACGTCCTGTAGCAGCGGGTTGTTGACCGGGTCGGAGGTGGCTGCGCGGGCGGTACCGTTCCAGCCGATCATGATGCGATCAAGCGCGCTGCGTTTGATGATGGCGTCGCGAATACGTGCCTGGAAGTCGGGGAATTTAGCCCACTGATCCAGCTTGGCGTAGCGGATGTGGGTGTCGAAATTGGTCTGGGTCGCGAAGTAGCCGCGTTCGTCCAGCGAACTCAGGTCGCGGGTCTGGCGGTCCTGAGTGTTGGTGTCGGTGGTACTTGCCACCGGGCCGGAAATGCCGAGGCCAACCTTGTCACCGGCCTGGTCACGCACAGGGGTGATATTGATCTTGGACAGGAAGTCGCTGGATTCCTGAATGCGGCTTTCGAGCTTCTGGGCGATGCTCGGCTCCACGGCGAATTTGGTGGTTACGTCGTCGACGCCGTTGAGGGCGGCCAGCTGTTGCAGGTAGGCGTTGTAGAGCTTACGGGTATCGTTGCGCATGGGGGTACTCCGGTGTCCTTGGCGGGTGCGTGTCCGTTGTTGATCAGCAGTCGGTGACGACGTGGTCACCGCCGCCAGTGACCGGCGGGCGTTGGCTGTGCTGTTGGCTCGGGGTGTTTTCCAGGCGCTTGAGCAGGTCGGCGAAGTCGCCCGCCAGCTTGGTGTGGTCGGCCTGGAGTTTTTCGCGGGCGTTGGTTTCTGCGATGAAGGCGTCGGCCTGTTCCTTGGCATGGGTGGCCAGCGCTTCCACTGCGTCGGTCAGCTCGGAGAATTGGGCGTCATCCTTGACCGACTTGTCCTTGACCTTGCCGAGGATGCCCATCACGCGAGTGAACAGGCCGTCATCCTTGCTCGGTTGCTCGGTGACTTCCTCGAATTCGAGTTCAACTTCTTCGCACACGGTGAACAGGTCGGATGGGTCTTGCTTGCGCGCCTTGAGCGGGCTGGCGTCCGGGTTCTGGGCGGCGAAGGTGAGCATTTCGGTGCCGAGGCTGGCCGGGGTATCGGTGACGCCCAGGCCCATGAAGTAGGCCTTGCCAGTGGCGGCGAACTTTTCGCGCACTTCGATGCTGGTGAAGATCTTCTGCTTGAGCTTGTTGACCATGGTGACGAGGTCGTCGGTCGGCTCGATCTGGGCGTAGAGGCCGCGCACGGTCGTGCCATCGATCTGCACGTCTTCGGCTTTCAGTGCGAGTACGTCGCCGTAGGCACGGAATGGGGAGTCGGGCAGGACGCCGCGAATATGCTCCATCCACACACGGGCGCCGTATTTGGCGCGGTCGTAGGTGGCGGCCATTTCGTCGATCCATTGACGTTCGATATGGCGGCCGTCAGTGGTGGCGCCTTCGATGGCGACGCGGAACCACTTGGAGCGGAATTTCTTCATGGGGGCTTGTCCTCGATGCGGCGGCAGGGCCTTTGCGTTGAGGGCATGGTCGGCACGCGGGCTGGGCGCGGCAACGCGCGGGCGGCGGTGCGGGGGGCGGTACGACGCCAGCCGGTAACAGCTCACGCGCGCGGGCGGCAGCATCGGCGCCATGAATGCTATCGCTCAGCCCGCACCCTTCACCGACAGCCGTCGCCAGGCCAAGTTTTTGTACTGGACGGGTTGGCGCGTTACCGATATCGCCGATTACCTGGGGGAGAAGGAGCGCACCGTCCACAGCTGGAAGAGCCGGGACGAGTGGGATAGGGCGGATAACGTCGAGCGTATCGGCGGGGCGCTGGAAGCGCGCCTGGTGCAGCTGATCCTGAAGGACGGTAAGTCGGCCGGCGACTTCAAGGAAATAGACCTGTTGCATCGCCAGCTTGAGCGGCAGGCGCGAATCCAGAAGTACCAGGGCGGCGGGACTGAGACTGACCTAAACCCGAACATTGCCAAGCGCAACGAGGGGCCGAAGAAGGCGCCGGTGCGCAACGAGCTGAGCGAAGAGCAGATCGAGACGCTGGTCGAGGCGTTCCGCGATAGCTGTTTCGACTATCAGCTCGATTGGTGGCGGGCAGGGAATCAGCGCACGCGGATGATTCTGAAGTCACGCCAGATTGGCGCGACGTTCTATTTCGCCAGGGAGGCGTTGATCGACGCGATCACCACGGGGCGCAATCAGATTTTCCTGTCCGCCAGTAAGGCGCAGGCGCACCAGTTCAAGACGTATATGCAGGCGTTTTTGAATGAGGTGGTGGGGGTGAAGCTGACGGGCGACCCCATCGTGTTGTGGAACAACGCGGAGCTGCATTTCCTGGGCACGAACTTCCGTACGGCGCAGGGGCGGTCGGGCAACTTCTACTTCGACGAATTTTTCTGGGTGCATGGCTTCGCCGAGATCAACAAGGTGGCCTCGGGCATGGCGCTGCACAAGCGCTGGCGGAAGACGTATTTCTCGACACCCAGCTCGATGGCGCACCCGGCCTATGTGTATTGGACGGGGGAGCGATTCAACAAGGGGCGGCCGACGACGCAGCACTTGAAGTTGGATGTGAGCCACGACGCGCTGCAGATGGGCCGGCTGTGCGAGGACAAGGTTTGGCGGCAGATCGTGACGATCATGGACGCGGAGGCGCGCGGCTGTGATCTTTTCGACCTGGACGAGCTGCGTATGGAGTACGACGGGCCGGCCTTCGATAACTTGCTGATGTGCCAGTTCGTCGATGACGGCGATTCAATATTCCCGCTGACGATGCTGCAGCCGTGCATGGTGGAGTCTTGGGATTGGCCTGACTACAAGCCGTTCGCTCAGCGGCCATTCGGCGACCGCCAGGTGTGGCTGGGCTATGACCCTGCTGAGAACGGCGACAGTGCCGGCTTGGTAGTGCTGGCACCGCCGACCGTGCCGGGCGGTAAGTTCCGGGTGCTCGATCGCTTCCAGTTCCGGGGCATGGATTTCGAGGCGCAGGCCGAGAAGATCCGTCAGCTCACGCAAATCTATTGGGTCACCTATATCGGCATCGACACCACGGGCATGGGTACCGGGGTGGCGCAGCTGGTCAAGCAGTTCTTCCCCGGCCTGCGCACCTTCAGTTACAGCCCTGAGGTGAAAACCCAGCTGGTGATGAAGGCGTGGGACGTGGTGCGCAAAGGGCGCCTTGAGTTCGACGCCGGCTCCACGGATATCGCCCAGGCGCTGATGGCCATCCGCAAGACGATGACGCCGAGCGGGAAGTCATTCACTTACACGGCAGGGCGCAGCGAGGCGACAGGTCACGCTGACCTGGCCTGGGCGCTGTTCCATGCCCTGTTCAACGAGCCGTTGGAAGGCAGGACCTCATCCAACACGGCCATCATGGAGATTTGTTAGATGAGCAGAAAACGGAATCGCAGCCAGCAGGTTGCTGTTGCTAAGCCGCCGCTTGAGGGCGAGGTTTTGACCGCGCAGGGTGCGGCGAAAGCCGAAGCGTTCACCTTCGGCGACCCGGTGCCGGTGCTCGATGGGCGCGAGGTGCTGGATTATTTGGAGTGCTGGGCCAATGGGCGGTGGTATGAACCGCCGGTTTCGCTGGATGGGTTGGCGCGGTCGACCAAGG